CGCATGGCGTTTGGAAAGGCCGATTTACTCTGGCCGATGCTGACGTTAAGCGCTACTCGCTGTATGTCCCGACGATGATGTATGAATTAGTTCCATACAGCTTCGTCGCGGATTGGTTTGTGAACCTAGGCGAATTAATAGCTGCGGTTCGTCCCATGCCAACTCAATATTCTAATTCATGCGTTAGTACTAAGTGTGAAGCGGATCTGAGGTGGTTTTCAGAATGGGAAACTAGGTCTCGATCTGGTGCTGTAAGTCAATATTTCGATTTCGGCCAAAATTACGGCCTTCAGCAACTATCTGGTAGTTTGACAGTTGTAGCTGATTCAATCGAAGTGGAGACCGGGCAATATTATGCCCAAACTTTCCGCCGTGGTCAAGGCCGATTAGGCTTTGCTACAACCACGGACTTAACCTTAAATCAAAGTCTAGATGCGCTGGCACTTCTTTGGAAGCAATTGGCTAGCCGTCGACGACACTCTTTTTGGAGCGTTTAATTATGTCTCAGGTTTACTCAAAAGTCGCTGGAAACTCCAGTGCACCCCAACAAATCTTCATGCGTCAAGATAACACGAACTTCGTGCTCACCGTCAGTCATAAGATGGTTGAGGCTAAGACTCCTAAACAGGCTGCGCGCATCATCAAAACAACGATTGATGTTCGCACTGTGGTAGACTTAGCATCGTGTGATCCTAATGCTTGCCCACCAAAGTTTCCTGCTTTGGTTAAGTTGGAATACTCGGCCCCCGAAGGGCAACTGCCCGCCGATCTTTTGGCGGCTGTCTTGGCGGCTAACACCGCTTTTGCAAGCTCATCCAACAGCGTGTTCTTCCCGCAAATCGAGACCGTAACAGTTGCATAAACTGCCAAGGTCGTTCAAATTAGGAGACACTAAATGTCAAATAAGAATGAAAAGATTGTTGGTATTATCAATCAGATTGTTGCGGAATACAAACCGCAAACGTTCGATTGGTACGAGCCTACACTGGATAATAATGACCGCATCTCTGGCATTCTCATCGATGGCTTCAGGAAATTTGTTACACCTGACGCCGAGATGGAAAACGGTCGACGTGACCGTGCCATTGACGGTTATTTTGCAGACAACGGAAGGATCGGGTCTCACGACCTTGTGTTCCAACCGGGGCTGCTCAACTTTCTCAAGAAGTTCATCGCCGATTCAATCGGACGTGATCGACTTAGAGACGAAGACGCATGGTTTGGTCCCGGGCAAAGTTATTTTTCTACCCGTGAGTCCACCACCGCCTATTCAAAGTTGGTATCCAGTATGCATTATTCGGTCACCCTCGGTGCCCTACCCCACATGGCCAAACTCTTGGAACGGTCAAATCTGTTCCAGAGCTATTTTAAACAAGGCCTAGAGAGGTATGCAGACGATGTTAATTCTTATCGTTCCGCCTATTTGGACCGCTTAGAGCGGTTTAAACGGGTGGCCGGAAACCGTGTTACCACGGTGCCGAAAAATGCAAATGAAGACAGATCCATCGGGG